GGTACTAACTTGGTCTACGCTGCGTTTCATGAGTATGGGTTTCACGGGACTGAGGCAATACGCTCGCACCTGCGTACGCTCAAGAGTGGTAAGACCTCGCAGGTTAGGGCTCACTCACGCACGATCAATTATCCTGCACACTCGTATCTCCGGTCTACGCTACGGGAGATGGCTCCTGAAATTGTGGAAGCGATTCATCAAGCGGTGGTTGTGGAAGCAAGGGCTAAGTCATGAACCGAGAAGCTTCCTACTCCGCCTTGTTCAACTTCCTGAAGATCAACGTGGTGGGCATAGTCACTTGGACACGCTTCTTGAAGCACTGGAACGACGTGCCTATAGATGAGATGCCTTACCTCTGTCTTGCTCAAGGCAAGCAGGTGCCCAATTCTGCGAAGGGTAGACCCACGTCCTGGATGTTTCATGGCACGTTGCATCTGTACGTGTGGACAGATGCATCACCCAGTGACCCAAGTATGATCCTTCCAGCTACCATCATGAATGACATACTGGATAACATTGAGGAGGTGTTGACCCCTGACAATGTTATGCAGAGCATTACCTTGGGTACGGCTTTCATTAGCCATATCAAGTTTGAAGGTGATATTGAGACTGACGACGGGTGGTTGGGGCAAAAGGCAATTGCGCTTGTGCCCTTTGCCATGAATGTTGCACCATGAGAGGAGATCTATATGCAGTTTGGATTCGGTAGTGGCGCACTGTTCGGTACGCGTACTGACATTGCGAACCCGACCCCTCGGCAATTTGGAATCTTGCAAGAGGGCACAGTGGACTTCTCATTCACGGTCAAGAAGCTCAACGGGACGTACCAGTTCCCCGTTGCTGTTGCCCGTGGGATAGGCTCAATATCGGGCAAGGCAAAGTTTGCAAACCTCAATGCGGGTCTGCTGAATGACCTGTTCTTTCAGGGATCTGCCGCTGCGAACGAGATTCGTACAGCCATCAACGAGCCTGCGACCATACCTAGTACTCCCTACATGGTCACGGTGGCAAACTCGGCAACATGGACTGCTGACTTGGGGGTATTCAATCGCATCACGGGTCGATTCATGACTCAAGTTGCGTCCTCACCAGCAACAGGTCAATATTCGGTTGCGGCAGGGGTCTACACGTTCGCGGCAGCGGATACAACCAATACCTTATACATCTGCTACACCTACACCTTTACCAGTACGTTCGGGGAAGTCATCACGATCAACAACCAGCTACTGGGAACCATTCCCCTATTTTCCCTTGCACTGTACCAGGGGTTTGGGGGAGATCAGCTAAACCTTCATTTGAATCAAGCAACCAGCAGCAAGTTGGCATTTGCAACCAAGCTGGAAGATTTTCAACTTCCCGAGTTTGACTTTGAAGCCTTCGCCGACGCCTCGGGAACTATCGGCATAATCAGCGTAGCGAAGGGCTAAACAGCTTTGAAGGATAAAAATGAACCAGGCAAAATTCAGAGGCGAAAGTCACATACTTGGTGGTGAGGAGTACATAATTCCTCCTCTCTCTATGGGTCAATCCGAGGAACTAGAGGCAGCCGTTGCCAAGTTGAGTGACCCTGCCACTACCTTGGGAGAGCGCAACCGAATAATGCAACAATTGATCGGTGCGGCCATCAAGAGGAACTACCCAAATTTTGATGTGGCCAATCTCAAGGACCTTCTTGACTTGGGTAATTTTAAAGAGGTGCTTGATAGCGTGCTCAGTCGAAGTGGGTACAAGAGGGGAGCGCCTGTTCCGGGGGAGCCCACGGCCCCACTCAATGGGGCCGCATCTACGCAGAACTAGCGACAGTTACGGGGTGGACAAATGAATACATTGCCCACTCACTCAGCTTTGACGAGGTGGAGGAACTCCGGAAGTATTGGATGGAGAACCCACCCACGCACTTGTTACTCAAATGGTACGTAGGCTACAAATATGAAATTCCCGTGTCTGAAGCGAAGGGCAAGACAGGGACTATTTGGGATCTCGTGGACATGCTTGGGCTAGGCCCTATTCAAGCTCAGACGGTGCAGTGAAGAGGTAATAAAAATGGGCGACGACGTAAAGGTTGACTTTGGGGCAAACCTCGAGGGAATACTCGGCGCGTTCAATCAACTGAAAACTCAAGGTAGCGAATTAGCAGAACAGCTTACCTCTGCCTTCGAAGGCTTGTCTGCTGTTGTTACCACTTTAGAAGCTGCCTTCGCTGCGGTTGTAGCTGTGATCGCGGGGGGAGAGGCATTCAAAGAGGCTGTAAGTTCCACCGTTGAGTTAAACGACAAGATACGGATGCTGACTCTGACCTTAGGCGGTACGGCTGAGGAAGCGTCAGTACTCAATGTAGCCCTGCACGATATTGGGTCTTCCTCAGAGACCTATGAGCAGGCCTTTAATAAGTTCTCGCGCACGATGCGCACGAACGAGGTGGCGATTCAAGGCTTTGGTATTCAAACACGAGATGCAGGGGGCCATCTACGTGATGCCAATACCGTGTTTATGGAGGCACTCAAAGCAGTTGAGGGGTTCAAGCCCGGCCTTGACCAGACCATTGTTGCAATGACCATGTTCGGTCGCAGTGTTCAGTCTGTGCACCAGCTTCAATTGCTGCTGGGTCTTGACATGGACGAGGTAAAGGCAAAGGCGCAGGCTTTAGGTCTCGTTATTGGCGATGAGGAACAGGCTGCACTGCTCAAGTACAAGATAGCCATGAACGAGGCTAAGGATGTTGGAGAGGGTGTCTGGCATGGGCTGGGTGTGCAGTTGATTCCTGCTCTAACTCAGCTGGCGCAGGCGTTCTCAAGTGTAGGTCCTACCATTGTTTCCACTACCAATGGTGCAATGAAGTTGTTTATTGATACCCTGGACGCGCTCAAGAACCTGTTCGATCCAGTAATCGATTCCATCAAGCTGTTGTGGAGGTCTATCGTTGACTTCCTAACTGACACTCAGGGGAAGGTGCAACTCTGGAAAGACTTGTGGACCATAGCTTTTACAATAGCCAAGGAAGCTATTGAGGCTTTTGTGATTGGGCTGCAGGTCTCGTTCACACTGATAGCAGGTGCGTTTACCCAGGTCATTGACTTTATAGACGGTCTAATCAATGTCCTTGATGATCTTGCCTACGGCGAGGGTAAGAAGGCAGTTGAGGACATAGGTAAAACGTTTCAGCGTATGGGGAATGACGCAGCGGAATCTTGGAATCAAGTTAACAAGGAGGTGATGGATACGCTGGAACTGTTTGAGAAAGGAATCCCAGAGAAGAATTTCGGTATCACAGGAGATGAGTGGGAGGAGAAGAAAAAGCCTCCGGGCACTAAGGAAGCTCCAGGTGCTGCTGCCCCAGCCGATAACACTCCTATCATAAAGGCTCAAATCGCTGCGGAACAGGCTCTAAACAAGGAGGGGATTGCGGTTGCGTTGGCAATGTACGAGGACGAGCACAGGCAGAGCAAGATCTCACTTCAGGAGTACTACGCAACTAGGCTTGCGTTGACCCAACAAGCAATTGACAACGAGATAGGTGCCAGGCAAAAGCTTATAGCTCTGTGGAAGGAGTCTCAGGCAACTGCCGCGACTGCGGGTGATGATAAGGGGGTGATTGCAGCGAAGGCCGAACAGGTCAAGTTGGAAGGAGAGATTCAGGTACTGTATGCGAAGCGGGCAGAGGCTGCACTTGAGTCAGCACGCAAGGAGCTGGACGCGACGACAAAGCTCAACTTGGAGTTGGTTACTATTCGTGAAAAGGCCAATGCTCAAATTGCCAAGCTTGATGAGAAGAGGCTAAAGGAGAGCCTTGACTACCAGAAGGCCATAGGTGTAATAAGCGAGCAGCAATACATAGCGGGTGAGGAGGAGCTTGAAAATAATCTATACGCCAAGCAGAAGGAGGGATTAGACGCAAGGCTTGTGTTGGTGCAGGACGATGAGAAGAAGCGCGAGGAAATACTAGGTCAACTGAGGGTTTTGGAGGCAGAGCATCAGGACAAGTTGGCAGCGCTAGAGCGGCAGGGCCAACAAGATCGAATGAAGTACGTGGTCGAGGCACAGAACGCGATCACCAGCAACGTTGAATCATCGATTCAGAAAATCATCGAGGGGCACACAAGGTTAAGGGATATCCTATTGTCCTTTGCCGCAAGCATTGAAGCTGCCTTTGCCAAGATCGCTGCGCAGGGCGCTACAGAGACACTGTTCGGGCCGGGGGCGTCTACAGGGGGTGCTGCTGGGGGTGTGGGATTTCTTACAGGTTTAGTTGGGACAATCGGAAGTTGGTTGAGTGGAAGTGGCACTGTAGCGGCTGGGGCAGCACCTCCTCCCGGGGTCTTTGCTGAAGGTACTAACTATGTGCCTCGCAACATGCTTGCGATGGTGCATCAAGGAGAGCGTATTGTGCCAGCTAGCCAGAACAAGGATGACACCTCTTCCAATCCGCCTCCTCATGTAACGCAACACATCAACGTTCCTCAAGGAACCACCTACCAAACAGCTTCACAAATAGCTGCCGCTGCCGCTCAAGGGCTTCGGCTAGCGTTTAGGAACAATTGACATGTCTGGTCTGTTTATCGAGACTCCCCGCTTCCCCGACGATCTAGCGGTATGGGCAAAGGGAGGCATTGGGTGGAGCACACAAGTTGCTCAAGTGA